CATCGTCCATGTCCTCTGGTTGCCCAGCGTTTAGCAAGTCAACAGAGTGACCCATTGCTGTGTAGTGTTGTGCGATTTCTTCCGCAGTTGGTGTATCAGTCATGTCTTTCTCCTTTTCTGACTGGTTACGATTAAGCGTTTTCTAGGGCAGTGATCCGTGCCTCTAGTTCTTTGATTGTAGCGACCAAAAGTGGCACTAGCTTGCTTTGGTCAATGCCTTGGTAGACAGGGTTGCCATCTGCATCGACTTCGTTGTGTGTACCTGTCACGGCTTCTGGAACGATAGCTTGAACCTCATGCGCAATGAAACCATCGACAGTCGTGTCAGGCGTGTTAATGAAATTAAACTGATGCACAGGGATTTGCTTGAGACGGTCTGTTGCGCCTGTTAGTTCAACTACGTTTTCTTTTAGACGGTAGTCTGATGATGTGTTGAATGAAGTTGTTGAGGAGTTATGAGTAATGCTCCCCACAGACGCATTGCTTGAGTTGTAAAAATCAGCGATTACACCTGTTCCACCAGAGCCAACAGTATCTTTAATCCGCATTCCCGCAGTCGTGCCTCTTGCGTAGTCAATCGCAACTACACCCGCACTTGGGTTTGACACAGTATTCACAAACAGCTTGCCAGAACTATCAACATATAGCCTAGGATTACCATCCCCATCCGATATTACGATTTGGTTGCTTGAGGAGCGGATGTCCAAGCCGCCTTGGTTGCCGTTGTAGCGGCCTAGGATGGTGTTTTTGGTGCCTGTGGTCATAAAGTAACCAGAAGAGGTTCCTAAATATGTATTGTGTGTGCCTGTGGTATTATAGGCACCCGAACTCTCGCCCATGAAACAGTTAAATTCACCCGAAGTATTAGAGACCCCAGCCTGATAGCCTATGAGCGTATTTTTCTCGCCTGTGGTGTATCTTCCTGCCTCAACCCCGATAGCAACATTGTATCCTGAAGTGGAAACGTTTTCTAAAGAATAAGGGCCAATCGCTATGTTTGCGGTGCCAGTAGTATTACTAAACGCAGCCCTATGCCCGACCGCCGTGTTGTTGGCGGCGGTGGTGTGGGAGTAGAGAGCCTCTTGTCCAACCGCAGTGTTCGAACCACCCGTAGTTATATTACCCAAGGCTGAGTGACCAAGAGCCGTGTTATTACTGCCTGATGTTAAATAACGGAAGGGTGGCTGGGCGGCACCCGAGTATGCACCAATACCGACGTTTTGCGCTGCTGATGTTGCGTCATAGCCAACAGCCTGACCTATAAAGACGTTACCCGCACCAGAAAAGCTGCCTGAAGCTCCTCGACCAGCGTTGTCACCGATAAAAATACTGCTTCCCGTTGTAGCAGTTGAGTAACGACCCGCAGCAAAACCGACCCCTACACTGGCAACGCCACCGTTAATACTACCTAAAGCGTTCCAACCAACGGCAACATGAGATGTGCCCGTTGTATTACTCGTCAGTGCTTGGTGCCCCACGGCTACCTGAGAATGACCAGTCGTTGTGTTGTACAGTGACTGTTTGCCGATAGCCACGTTTTGATAACCTGTTGTGCTAAACCGCATTGCGTTCCAGCCCATGGCGGTGTTGTCGTTTGCTGTCGTACTTACATATAAAGTAGCCTCGCCAATGCCGACATTATAGGCACCAGTCGTATTACCAAATCCTGAGCCATGACCTAAATATGAATTACTAACGCCCGTTGTATTAGTATACCCAGACTGATACCCAACGGCTGTGTTAGAGTTTCCGTTGCTGGAGTTTAAGGCTTGATACCCCACTGCGGTGTTGGAGCTGCCTGTAGTGTTGGAGTAGAGGGCATTATCACCTAATGCTGTGTTATTTCCACCAGTAGTGTTGAAACGCAAGGCTTGAAGTCCAACAGCAGTGTTACGATTACCTGTAGTGTTTGCAAACAGAGTAGAATTGCCAACAGCTACGTTTGATCCTGTAGTGTTAGAACGCAATGCTTGAGTGCCAAGAGCTGTTGATTGTGTGCCAGTTGTGGTAGCATACGCCGCCTCATAACCTACAGCAGTAAGGCCATAAACATTGTTATTTGATGTATACCCAGCACGATAACCAAGTGCGGTACTTCCGTTATTGTTAGCGCCACTATGCAGTGCATGATAACCAACAGCAGTGTTACTGGAATTGTTATTGTAATAGAGGCTTCCGTACCCCAAGGATACGTTATAACTACCAGTAGTGTTATTTACGAAAGACTGGTGCCCTATAGAAGTGTTTTGCGTACCCGTTGTTACGCCATAACCTGACTGAAAACCCATAGCGACATTTGAATCACCGCTGGTAACAGACTGTAGTGCAAGGCCACCAAACGCTGTGTTATAAGAGCCTGTATTTGTAGCATTACCTAGAGCTAAATAACCTACTCCTGTATTGTATCCCCCTGTTGTAACACCACTTAAAGCATAATTACCAAACGCTGCGTTCTGTGTGCCTGTTGTCTGGCTTTTTAATGCCCAATATCCCGCCGCTGTAAAGTTTGTTCCTGTAGTATTTGCATAAGCAGCCTGATAGCCAACTGCTGTGTTGTTGCTGGCGGTGGTGCTGTTTCTTAAAGCATCACGACCAAAAGCAGAATTGCTTGCACCAGTTGTGTTTGATACAAGTGAACTAGCGCCCATTGCCACATTGTTTGTGCCTGTGGTATTGGCGTACAAAGCACCAACACCGAAAGCGTCAATGCTTGTGCCTGTTGTGTTGCTATAAGCCGCTTGATAGCCCACAGCAGTGTTGCTAGAGGCTGTGGTGTTGGACAAAAGTGCGTTCGACCCGATAGCTGTGTTATAAGCGCCCGAACTATTTTCACGCAGCGCAATTCGACCAACAGCTACGTTGTTGCTACCAGTTACCACAGCGCTCAAAGCATTCGACCCAACAGCTACGTTGTCACTACCTGTGGTTAAGTCATCCCCAGCATTAGCCCCAATCGCTACGTTATGCTCACCTGAAGAATTATCGGAAAGAGCCTGATAGCCCACGGCGGTATTATTAGACGCCGTTGAGGCTGCATCTAAACTTGCACTACCAACTGCAACGTTATTACTGCCTGATGAAATATCATTCCCAGCATTGTCTCCAATCGCAACGTTATGTGCGCCTGAAGTTAACCCAGCTAAAGATACATTACCTAGTGCTGTGTTCCTTGCTCCAGTAATAGAAGCATTTAACGAACCATCACCCAACGCCACGTTGCCAGTGCCAACAGGATAGTTACCATCCAGCTTAATCGTGCCGCCATCGACATCTAAGTTTGCATTGATATCAACATTTTTATCAAACTTAACCGCCTCAGAACCGTCTGTTGTGACAAATGTCATGTAGGCGTTGTTAGCTTCTTCGAAGACAAGTGCAGCAGCATCGTTGTCTACAAACTTCATAGACCCTGCTGCTGTAAATGTAACTGCGCCATCGCCGCCACCAGCTTTAATGTCACCATCAACAGTAAGATCATTATCAATAAACAGATCGATGATTGATAAATCTTCTGAAAGCTCAACTACATTAGCCGCTGCTCCAGCGCCATCAGTTGCAATGATTTTAGACTTACCATTTGCAATCGTGATGTTTGTACCAGATCCTTGGCTTATGATGATTGACTGGCCACCACTTGTGTTGTTCTCAATAATCCAAACTTTGCTGACTGTGTTGGGATCAAGAGTAAGTGTTCTAGTTGTAGTTAGATCCGCACTGGAGTTTATCTTCAGAGCAAAAGAACGCAGAGCATTGTCTGATCCAGATCCATCTGGGATAGTAAGTGTGGTATCAGCATCTGCTACGGTAAACGATCCGTAACCGAATGCATCCGCTATCAATTCAAGGTTTGTATTAGTCTTCGTACCCCAAGAGCCAGCGTTCTCGCCAGTGGCCATTTCTTCGAGGCGAAGGTCATTGTCAAAGGTACTAGCCATACTGTTTTTTCCTTATATTAATCGATACGAATGATAGCAGTTGCACCCGCCGCTGGGAATACAATTCGGAACGTACCTGATGTCACTGTGAAGTCTCCACCAAAGCTTAATACTGCGATTGCTTGGTTGGATTGTGTTGAGTTATAAATCAAAGCACCAGCCGTTGTGAATGATGCAGATGTCCATTCAGGATCATCAAAATCAACATATGCTGTAGTTCCAGATGTACCAATTGTAGCACCTGTAAGAGTCACACCACCAGCCGTATAGCCTGTCCCTGTAATCTCTTCAGTCGTTGTATATGCTGTAGTTGTTGAGTCCAAAGTCGCTGATGAAGTATACAGCGCTATTTTGATTGTATCAGTATCAAGGTCTTGTTCACCTTGGAACAAGTCTTCCTTAAAGCTGGTACACATTGCTTGAGTAATAGCCATTATAAGCCTCCGTTATATTCAGCAGCATAGTCTCGCTGCATTTCTTGTACAAATAATTGCACTGCTTCGTCAAACTGTGTCTTGTAAAGCGATAGTGTTTCCCCAGCTTTGAGGAAGGCTGATGCTTCATATAGACACGCTGCTAATAACACATTTTCTGCGTTATCTCCAATCCAAGTATTTGCGTTACCTGAACTTAAACCTGTTTCTGGGGCGATGTAGTCAACTTGATAAGTTGATGTCGTGGCGTCTGGGGTAGGGGCCAGTGTGATTGTCGTACCACCAGTAGCTGCTGTTTTGGTTGCATACATCTCTGGCACACCCTCTGTTGTAGAGTTTGGCCAGTAATCACGAAGGTACGAGTCTATTCTGTGATTGAGATATGATGCAGATCCAGAAGTAATGACAGAAACTTGTCGGATCATTCTGGCATCTGGGACAACGTAATCTGCTGTGCCTTGCACAAGGCTTGCTGACGTTGTCTTTCTAAAACACGGCAAGTTTGGTAGGCGCTGATAAATCATCTCTTCAGCTTGTGCGATGATTTGATCAATAGAGGCTGACAACTCTGCGCTATCATCTTCCAAGAAGTTTTGAATGTTAGCTACTAGCTGTGTGTAATTCATGAGCCATTACCCCAAGTTCCATCGCCCCAACCATTGTTACCATATCCGTATGCAATTGTAACTGTTCCAATAGCACCTGTGCCACCTAGACCAGTTTCAGAGATTTCTGAGACAGCTTCTTCCTCATCAATTGTACCAACGCCAGATACACCAGCTATACCTGTTACGTTAACGCGGAACTCGCTACCACCAGATTCACCAATAACATGCAAAACTGCTGTGCCAGAAACACCTGTTTCTTCAAGCTCTGTTTCTTCAGTAAATGTACCAAGTGCGCCAGCCCCAGCTAGGCCATTTTCAGTAATTTCTGATTCAGGTATAAATGTTCCAAGCGAACCTGTTGACGCAAGACCACTAACAACAGTTGCAGTGTCAAAGTCTCCTAGTGCGCCTGTACCAGTTACACTTGTCGCTGAAACATTAATAACAATGTTTGGCGTTGCCGTTCCTGTGTCGCCATCACCAGCCAAACCTGTCTCAGTTAACTCAGCTTCTCCTGTGTAATCACCAATTTCAGCCGTACCAGATAGACCATTAACAGCAGTTCCTGTATCATAATCACCTAATGTTGCTGTTCCAAAAACGCCATTAACTGGAAATTCAAACTCAATAGCAGATATAGGCGCAACAACACCGTGACCCGGAATGCCAACAGGTGGCCTCTGACGTGGGTCTAAGAAAATATCGTAATTGTATCCGACAAAAAATTCTACATTCTCTGGGTCATTGTCTGGACGTGGGTTAAAGAGCGCTGTGGCATCAACAACATTCTTGGCTGGGGTAAGCTGTGGATGCTTTGGCTCCCAGTCTTCTGGAGATACACGCAAGCCATCCCAAGTGGTTTTAAGGTCAGTGTACTTGACCTTTAAACCGCCTCTATCGCTTATCGCTTGA